AAAACTTCGAAATCTTGTATATGAAGAACCTTTGAAGAAAAATGCTGGTCTGGATATCTATGAAGAACCAATCAAAGAACATAATTATTTGATTACGGTTGACGTTGCTCGTGGTTTAGGTAATGATTATTCTGCGTTTATAGTTTTCGATATTACCAAGTTTCCATATAGAGCAGTCGCAAAATATCGAAACAATGAAATTAAACCAATGTTATTTCCAAACATCATATATGATGTAGCAAAAGGATATAATCAAGCATTTCTATTGGTGGAAGTAAATGATATTGGAGATCAAGTAGCAAGTATTCTTCAATATGATTTAGAGTATGATAATTTACTCATGGCATCAATGAGAGGTCGAAACGGTCAAATAGTTGGTCAAGGATTCTCTGGTAAAAAATCACAATTAGGTGTTCGTACGACTGCTGCTGTTAAAAAACTAGGTTGTTCAAATTTAAAAACACTATTAGAAGATGATAAAATATTAGTCAGTGACTATGATATTATCGCAGAGTTGACAACTTTTGCTCAGAAAGCAAACTCCTTTGAAGCAGAAGAGGGTTGTAATGATGACTTAGCGATGTGTCTTGTGATATTTGCATGGTTAGTCGCACAAGATTATTTTAAAGAGATGACTGATAATGACGTAAGAAAGAGAATATATGAAGAACAGAAGAATCAGATTGAACAGGATATGGCACCATTTGGTTTTATTGCTGATGGATTAGATGATAATGTTTTTGTTGACAATGAGGGTGATCGATGGTATGCTGACGAGTATGGGGATCGATCCTATATGTGGGATTATAGATAATATGAAAGAAACTGAAAACATGATTACAGTCTACGAAGAACACATCAAAACTCTTGAAAAAGAAAATAGAAGTTTAAAAATGCAGGTTGATTTTCTTAAAGAACAGTTGGCATATAAAACATTTGGGAAACCAAATCTAAATGAAAAGAGTTGATGGAATTCGAAGACCAATTAAAACTTGGACACTTATTACTTAATGATAGAAAGTGTCGAGTTTGTGGTAAAGAGAAAAATTTAATCGAAGGATTTTACAGAACTAGAAAAGGAAGAGGTGCTACAGTATCATCATATTCATATGAATGTAAGGTATGTACTATCAAAAGAATTGTAGAAACTCGAAAGAAAAGAGCACCTTTTGTCGATTGGCAGTATCCTGATTGGTAGTGTTCATGTAATGTTTCCCCAATCAAAAAGGTCATTTTAATAAATAATTTTAACATATTTCGAGATTCGGAGAATAAAAGATGCCAGTAAATTTAGCATCTCCTGGAATTGTAGTTAGAGAAGTTGATTTAACTATTGGTAGAGTCGATTCTGCTACTGACAAAAATGCTGCAATTGTAGGACCTTTTGAAAAAGGACCTGTTAACATTCCAATAATAGTTGAGAGTGAGCAGGATTTGATTGATAATTTTGGTAAACCACACAATACAGACGATCAAGTTGAATACTGGATGGTCGCATCATCATACTTAGCATATGGTGGTGTATTAAGTGTTGTTCGAGCAGCAGATGCTAATTTAAACAATGCTACCGATGATGGTGGTACTGTGGTTATCAACAGTGTAGACGACTATATTAACAAAGGATATGATGAAAGCACTTTGGCAGGGACAGTGGTTGCTGCAAGAAATCCTGGTTCATGGGCAAATGGATTAAAAGTAGCAATCATAGACTCTTTGGGTGACCAAGTTATATCAGTGGCTAGCACCGTAGGTGCAGCGGTTGGAATGGGAGTTACTCAAACAGCATCTGGTGTATTGCCTGGTGCAGGAACAACTTCAGTTCTTGATGGGACATTCAAAGGTATTATCACTGAAATAGGAACTGGAACAATTACAGTTAAGTTCTTATCACATACACCAAGTGGTGGAACTGAAACTGAAAAGGACTATGAAGCATCAGGTGTGTATAAGTTTGGCACTGGTGCAATTACTGTTGTTAATAACAGTGCAGTCGGAGTTCTAACAACCACTGCGAGTAGCACAGTAGATTGGTTTGATAGTCAAACAATTACAACCACAAATGGAGATCCAATTAGTTGGAATCAAATCGCAGATAGACCTGGAACATCAGCATATGCAGCAGCAAGAAGTTCAAGATTTGATGAGGTTCATGTTGTTGTAATTGACGATGATGGAGATGTTACTGGAAATGCAGGAACAATTCTTGAAAAGAATTTAAACCTATCAAAAGCAAAAGATGCTGAGTTTTCTGCTGGTTCTACTTCATATTGGAGAAAGTTTTTACTTAATTCTTCAGACAATATCTTCGGATTAAGTGGTCCTACAGGTGCTGTAACCACAGGATTCAAGAGTACTGGAAATGGATTTGTAAAAGTAACTGATGAAGCATGGGATCAAAACGCACAGAATATTAAATTTGCTGCAAATGGTAATATAGGA